AATTGGCAAGGTAAGAACACAGCACCTGCTAGGCCAGAAGTGAATATAAAAGCAGAGGTTGGAAACGATAGGGAAATATTTGTAAAGAATTTAAGAAAGTATATTGGTAAAAGTGAGGTTAAAATTTATCAAGGAGATTTTCTAGGGTTTGATTTAAAACAATTACCTTGGAAATCTAATATATTATTTTATGATGGTGACCATAGTATTCATAATGATATATTACCTAAATGGGATTCGGCAATGGATAACCAATTTGTTTTTATAGTAGATGATTGGAATTGGGATAATGTTAGAGTGCCAACACTAGAAAGTATTAAGAAAATGGGATATAAAGTTTTATATAAAGAAGAGATAACTGGAAAAATAGAAGATTCAACTGATTATTGGAATGGGTTAGGTATCTTTGTATTAGAAAAAAATCGGAAAATGTTTGGGATAGGTCAATAATGAAAAATATAATAATTCTTGGAGGTGGTTCGAGTGGCTGGCTGACGGCTGCCTATATGTTGAAAAATTTAATGCCAGATACTAATATTACTTTAATAGAAGATAAACGCCAAGGTCCTATCGGAGTTGGAGAAGGCACACAACCAGCAACAGCACAATTTTTATATGATTGTGGATTACATCCAGTTGATTGGATGTCGGCAACGGATGCTACTTTTAAATATGGTGTTGAGTTAGATGGTTGGACTAAAAACAAATACTTTGTTGATAATGAACCACCAGAAAATTCTTTAGTTAGTCAACACTTACTTATTACAGATTATTTTGGTTCCAAAAGTAATGAAGAGTGGACAAGATTTCAACCTTCTTATCAAATGGCAAAAAAGAATATAAGTCCAAAATGGTATGGGTTAGATACTAATTTTAATATTGCAGACCGAAGTTATGGTGCTGTACATTTCAATGCTTTAAAAATAGTTGATGTATTAGCTAAACATTGTGTAAATTATAGAAGTACAACAAATAGATTTAAATTAGTTGAAACAAAAATAACAGATTACAAAGTAGATGAGAATGGAATAAAAGCACTAATAGATGAGGAAGGTAATTTTTATAAAGCAGATTTATATATTGATTGTTCTGGTTTTAAAAGTATGCTTTTAGAAGGTGCGTTAAAAGAACCACATATACCATATAAAGATATTTTATTATGTGATAAGGCAGTTGCAATGCCAAAATCATATACAAATCCTAAAGAAGAATGCCACCCATATACAAAAGCAATTACAATGAACGCTGGTTGGAGATGGCAAATACCAACCTATGAAAGAATAGGAAACGGTTATTGTTATTCTAGTAAACATATAACACCAGAGCAGGCAGAAAAAGAATTGAGAGACAGCATTGGTGAAGATAAATCTACAGCATTACATATTGATATTAAAGCAGGTACACATAAACATATAGCTTTAAAAAATGTATGTGCTGTAGGTTTAGCTGCAGGTTTTATAGAACCTTTAGAAGCAAATAATCTTACTTGGACTACTAGTATTGTTAGAGCAGTTGTAGAGTTATTAAATAACAATAATTGGCAATCAAAAGAAATGATTAATGGTTACTTTAATGAAATTAATGATGAGATACTTGCATTTATATTTTCTCATTATTATTATAGTACAAAAGATGATACACCGTTTTGGCAAGAAATTAGAAATCAATCTAAAAGACAATTACCACAACCTTCTCAACAATTAATAAATGATATTCAAATTAATAAGACTGCTTTTTTCTATAGAAGTTCCTCAATGTTTAACTTAACACAATGGTTTTCAATGCTACACGCAGGTGGAGGTTTTAATTCTAAAAAATTACCAGATGAAATAGAGAAGTATGCCAAATATTTTATTGCTAATCAATATAATAGAGTAGAACAAGCAAAATTATTTTTTAAAAATCATTATGAATATTTAAGTGAATCATATGGAAAGAATTAAGTTTGTATCTAAATTAAAAGGTCTATCTAATTTAATGCCTATAGTAGAGGCAAAAGAAATAGGAAGAGAATGGACTAAAAAAGCAAAGGAAGATTATTTAAGAGTAAAAGAGTTATTTACAGATTTTGACCATCCATATAGATGTCCAGGAATGTTTGAGTTAATGAAAACTGGTTACATTGTCCGTGCTTGGTTTGATTTTACAATTAAAACAATGCCTGATAATCCTGGTTTTAAATGGGAAGTAAACAAAGAGACAATAGGTCCTAGAAATTTAATAGATACACATACAAATGATATTATGAGTTTAATACCAAGGAGTCCAAATACATTAAAGAGTATTATTAAGATACATACACCTTGGAACGTTGTAGCACCAAAAGGTTTAAAATTTATATTTTTGCCTATAACATATCCAGACCACTTTGAGTTTTCAAATGTTATGGGAATCCTGGACCCTACGTTAAGCAAAGAGATAAATATACAATTAGATTGGCATATATTAGAAGGTGAACATACCGTTAAATCGGGAACACCATTAGGTCAACTTGTACCTCTTACTGAAAAGAGTTATGAAATGATTTGTCAAGATGAGGAAAAATAATGATTGAAAATGTATTTGCAACACCAATATATAAGTCAGATGATTTATATGATTTTTCGGTAGAGGAAAGAAAAGTATTAGATGATATTGATATGCACCCCAATAACGGTGGTAATTTCACAACTACTAATAAGAAGATGTTAAACAAACATCAATTTTCCAAATTAAAAATATGGTGTAAAAAACATTTATACAGATTTTGTAATGAGTTAGGTGTAGATGACAAGTGCCAAGTATATATTACACAATCTTGGTTTAATATAAACAGAAAATTTACCAAACATCATACACATTACCATCCAAATAGTTTGATTAGTGCTATATTATATGTACACGGTACTTCCAATCAAGGTGAAGGACAACCTACAATATTTTATAGAGATACTAATACCGTATTTGGAAACTTAACAGCATTCAAAGAAGGTAATACTTACAATTCTCAAAAGGTTGCTATTAAGTTTGAAATAGGTAGATTGATTTTATTTCCATCTACATTATTACACGAAGTTTCTACAACAGAAATTGATACACCTAGGGTATCAATGTCCTTTAATACATTTTTTAAAGGAGACATTGGAACCGAAGCAGATTTAACAAAGTTGGTCATATGAATTTAATTATACAAGGACAAGTTTATCTTTTCTTACTGGCATTTATAATGATAATTGCAGGTATAGTAAAAGACCATAAATTATTTGGAGACTTTTATGGATATTTTCATAAAATATTAAAATCCAAAAAAGCATTAATAGCTTCAGTAAGTGCTTTAACAGGTTGTTTACCTATTAAAGGACGAGTCACCTTAACAGCAGGCCTATTAGATAGTATGGCGCCTAGAGGAAAAGAACGGCATAAACTAGGTGTTATAGATTATTTAAGTACACATCATTATTATTTTTGGTCACCATTAGAGAAGACGGTCATATTACCTATGGCAGCTTTTGGTTTAACTTATGGTGCTTGGTTTGGAATTATTTGGCCTTTACTTGCAGTTTCGGTTGCTTTTATTTTAGGTTATTTAATTTTCTTTGTAAAAGAAGATGGAATAGAATTAGACGGAATTAAAAAAGAAATTAAGATAAGCAGAATAACCAGATATGTGGTGCCTTATGTATTAGGTATTGCTGGTGTTATGGCAGGTATCCATTTCTTATGGGTATTTGGATTACTAACATTATATTATATGTCGGTAACAGGTACTTTTGATTATAAGAAAATATTAAGTTATATAGATTGGAAACTTTTAGGTTTTATTGCTGGTATTATTGTAATGGCAAATTACGCTACAGCTTATTCTCCTCTCATACACGAAACATTATATAATTCAGGATTAGATATAACATCACCTACAGGATTTTGGTTAATTAGTTTAATGAGTTTTATAGGTTCTTTCATATTAGGAAGTTCCTCACGGTTCGCAGCCATAACCGTATTGTTAGTAAGTGTCTATGGACTTGCTTACTTACCTTGGTTTTTTGCTGTTGATTTTTGTGGTTATATATTATCACCAATGCACAAATGCTTGGCGATAGGTAAAGGTTATTTTAAGACACCATTAAAATATTACTTAACTACATTAATAACTTGGTGTTCAATGGTTATCCTGATAGGAGGGGTAATGTTATGGAATTAAAAAAGAGTAGATTTCCAAAATGGATGTGGTACACTCTTGGTATGTTGAGTTTAGGTATGGCGTACATAGGTGTGGTTACTCCAGGGATTCCATTTAGTATTTTTTTAGTATTTGCGGCTTATTGTTTTGCTAAGAGTTCAGAAAAAATGCATAAGTGGTTATACAATCACAAATACTTTGGTCCTTTCTTAACTGGTTGGATGAAGTATAGAGTTTTTCCAAATTATGCTAAATGGTCAATGGTCATAGTAATGGCAAGTACGGTTGCTGTTCTATGGCACAGCACACATAATCTTAATGCAATTTTATGGAGTGGTGGTAGTATGGCGTTAGTGGCAATTTGGGCTTGGAGATATCCAGCAACTAAAGAAATTCACGACCAAAGAATTAATGAAGGGAAAAGAGTAGCGTGGTTGAAGTAAATAAAACGGTCAAAGGCTTGGTAGAAGCAACTATGAAACATCATAGAGACGCTGAACGTCAAGCCTTTGTAAAAGAAATGTTGTCAGGTAAAATCGATCCAGATTTATACGCTACTTTTCTTTATAATAATTTACAATGTTATTCGCCTTTAGAGGTAAATGCTAGGGCGAATGGCTTGTTTAAATGGATGCCTGGTATTGAAAGAGCGGAATGGATTGATAGAGATTTTAAATCATTATGGAAAAGAGAAGAAAAACCATATACTTGTCCATCTACAATAAGGTATATAGAGCATATGGAGAAGATTAAAGATGACCCCGAAAAACTAATGGCTCACATTTATGTTAGACATTTAGGTGATTTATCTGGTGGTCAAATGCTTAGAAAAAAGGTACCTGGACCTGGTATGATGTTTAAGTTTAAAAATCCAAATGAATGTAAAAGAGTGATTCGTGAACAGATAAATAATTATTACAATGCTTATCAAATGAATATAGTAAATGAAGCGCTATTATGTTTTGATTACGCAACACAATTATTTAGAGAGTTGATGGAATGATTTGGGAGAAATTAATAAAAACTACAGATGAGATAGTAAAAATCTTGAATATGTATGGTACCGAATATTCGGAACCAGGTATGGAGAGATTTAATAATGATACTTGGACTAATAGGACTTGGAAAACTAAAGAGTGTAGAAGAGCCCACGTTGATATAGTGGACGCAAGAAAACAAAAGGGCCTTTGGATGGCCCATATTTGTCTATTTCCAAATCTTAATAATGACGGACCAATTTATGGTTTTGATGTTATTGCTGGTAAGAATAAAATCACAGGTGCTTTCCACGATTTCAGTCCACTATTAAAGAAAGACCACGAATTAACGGAGTGGTTTGTTAACGAAACAGAATGGTATAGACCAACTAAACCTAGAGAATTGCCAGATTGGGCTAAAAAGATATTCAGTAAAGGTATGATAGCAGCTGGTAACATTAATACTGAAAAAGAATTGAATAAAGTATGTGGTCTAGCTACATATAATCTAGTACAATACTTGGAAAAAATAGGAAAATACGCTGGAAGGTCAAAAGAGGAAGATGTTATAGAGGCTCAAAACTATTATTGTGAGCACCAACAACAAAATCCACATACTCCTAGAGTAATGTTATCGCTAGGATTACCAGAACCAGATGTTAAATTATTCTGTACGGATAATCTGTTCCCAAAAATACAGATAACTGCTTAATTCTTATAAATATAGGGAGTTAAGTTAGGAAACAATTATGGCAGAACCAGCAAGCAGAGAAAATTTAAAACAATATGCCTTGAGGTCTTTAGGCAAGCCAGTTATAGAGATAAATGCTGATGACGACCAACTAGAAGATAGATTGGACGAAGCATTACAATATTGGTCTCAATATCACTATGATGGTATTAAAAGAACATATTTAAAATATCAATTAACTCAAGCAGATAAAGATAGAGCAACAGCTGATAGTACAGAAGCGGTTACTGGTAAAGATAGTACGGTGACCAACTGGAAAGAAGGTAACAATTATATAATTGTACCTGAAACGGTTATGTCTGTCATTAATATTTTTCCATTTTCTAATAAAGGAAATTTAAATCTATTTGATGTTAGATACCAATTAAGATTAAACGACCTATATGATTTTTCATCAACATCTATTATTAACTATGATGTAGTTTTAAGGCATTTGGATTTCCTTGACCACGTACTAGTAGGTGAAAAACCATACAGATTTAATATGCACGATAACAAATTGTGGGTTGATATGGATTGGAAAAATGATTTAGCCGTTGGAGAATATCTAGTTATCGAAGCATATAGAAAATTAGACCCGAACACTTATACAGATGTTTATAATGACCTTTGGTTAAAGAGATATACAACTACTCTATTTAAAAAACAATGGGGGACAAATTTAAGTAAATTCGCTGGAGTAGCTATGATAGGTGGAGTTACCTTAAAAGGTGAGGAAATTTATACACAAGCTTTACAAGAACAAGACAAATTAGAATCAGAATTAAGGTCATCATACGAATTAAATCCAGCAATGATGATAGGATAATGCAATGCCAGTTAACCACTACTTCCAATCAGGAAATGGCATTGGTAATACTGCCGAAAAGAGACTATACGAAGACCTTATAATTGAAGGTTTAAAAATATATGGTCACGACGTATATTACCTGCCAAGAAAACTAGTCAATAGAGACCTAGTATTAGGAGAAGATACATCTTCCAGATTTGATGATTCATATTTGGTTGAAATGTATTTTGAAACTACTGAAGGATTTGCTGGTCAACAAGAATTAATTAATAAGTTTGGTTTAGAATTAAGAGACGATACAACTTTTGTCATTTCAAAAAGAAGATGGCAAGACCAAGTTGATAGTCGCCATACATTAATTACCGAAGGTCGTCCAAACGAAGGTGATATTATCTTTATGCCTTTGATGAATTCATTTTTTGAAATTCAGTTTGTAGAAGACCAAGAGCCTTTCTTCCAATTAGGTAATTTACCAGTTTATAAATTGAGGGTAACTAGATTTGAATACTCTTCTGAACAAATAGATACTGGTCAGGAAGAGATAGACGCAGCTGAAGACAAATACTCTTTAGACCAATTGCGTTACCAATTCCAATTAGAAACTGGTACTGAAGCGGCTACTGGTAGAGGTTCAATTCAATTAGAAGATTATCACGATACAGACACAGGTCAACCTTGTTTCCTTATAAGCGAGGACTTTGTGAAGACCGTAATACAAACTCAATCTACATATGCAGATAATATAGATTTAGATACAGCAGCAGGCTTTGATACTGCTTCAGTATCGGATGATATATTGGACTTTACAGAAAGAAACCCATTTGGAGAGGTAGACTTTACAGGATAATATATGTTTGGTAAATATTTTTATAACGAAGGATTAAGAAGATTGACTATTGCATTTGGTCAAATCTTTAATAATATTATAGTACAAAATACTTCTTCTACAGGTGCTGTTACCAAAAGAGTTAAAGTACCTTTAGCATATGCGCCTAAAGAAAAGTTTTTAGTTAGATTAGAACAACAACCTGATTTAGAGAGTAGAGAATTTGCAATAACTTTACCAAGATTGGGATTTGAAATTTCAGGTTTGGCATATGACCCTACTAGAAAATTAACAAGAGTAGAAAAATTTAAGAAAGTACATACTAAAACGGATACAAGTGGAAAAATTTTAGATTATAATTATACACCTGTTCCATATAATATAAGTTATAACTTATTTTGTTTTACAGCAACTGCTGAAAATGGTTTACAGATAGTTGAACAAATATTACCGTTCTTTCAACCAGATTATACGGTAAAAATTAATATGATACCTGATTTAGATATTAAAAGAGACGTACCAATAGTTTTAAATAATATATCTTATGAAGATAGTTATTCTGGTGATTTTACTACTAGAAGAGCTGTTATATATACTTTAGGGTTTACGGCAAAAACTTACTTATACGGACCTATGTCCAAAGCTGGCGTTATTAAAGAAACACAAGCTGATATGCATAGTGATACCGACGTAACAAGTGCTAGAGAATCTAGAATTATTGTTATACCAAATCCAACAACAGCGGATGCTGATGATGATTTTGGATTTACAACTACAATAAATTTTTATGATGACACAAAAAAATATAATCCTTCAACGGATACGGATGAATAATTATGAGTAAATTAGAGAAAAGTGTAAATGAAATTTTAGGTTTAGATATTCCTACTGGCGAACCAAAACAGGAAGTAGTAGAGAAAAAATTTGAACCACCTGTACCAAGAGGTAATGGTAAGGGAGAAGATGTTGATACAGATTATGATTATAGTAGAGAAAATTACTATAACTTAATTGAAAAAGGACAAGAAGCAATACAAGGTATTTTAGATATTGCAAAAGAAGGTCAACACCCTAGAGCTTATGAAGTAGCAGGACAATTAATAGGTCAAGTTGGACAAACGGTAGATAAACTACAAGACTTACAAAAGAAATTAAAAGACCTAAAAGAATTGCCGAACAAGACAACAGCAACAATTAAAAATGCATTGTTCGTAGGTTCTACTGCTGAATTACAAAAGATGTTGAAAGGAAAAAATGAAAATACTAAAGGCGTCAAGCAACCACCCAAAGAAACAAGTCCTAGCAATTAAGGATTTAACTTACATCAAGACAATGACCGCTTTGTCTGAAATAATGAAAGGCGCTCATATGGTGGAACCAATACAAGTTAATCAACATCATATTAATGAAACACCTAGAAAAGGTGCTAACGGTGCAGAATACGTTGAAAAGAAATATAGTGTATGGAAAGGTAGTCAAAGAATACAGGCTGCTATTTCATTAGGTTATACACACATAGAGGGGATAGTTTTAAATGCGTGAAGAGAATTCAGCATATCTAGGTAATCCTAATTTAAAAAAGGTTAACACACCACAGGAATTTACTAAAGAACAAATTTTAGAATACCAAAAGTGTGAAAAGAATCCATCATATTTTATTGAAACTTATTGTAAGATAGTTTCCCTTGATGAAGGACTTATACCTTTTAAAATGTATAATTTCCAAAAAGATATTATAGGTACAATTCATAATAATAGATTCACCATATGCAAATTGCCTAGACAATCAGGTAAATCGGTTACTATTATTTCTTATCTATTGCATTATGCATTATTTAATCCTAATTCTAATATAGCTATTCTTGCCAACAAATCATCTACTGCTAGAGATATTTTAGGTAGATTACAATTAGCATATGAAAATTTACCAAAATGGTTACAACAAGGAGTATTTAATTGGAATAAAGGTAGTATAGAATTGGAAAACAAATCGACCATCATAGCAGCTGCAACATCATCAAGTGCTATTCGAGGTGGTTCATATAACATAATATTCCTTGACGAGTTTGCTTTCGTACCTGCTAATATTGCCGAACAATTTTTTAGTTCAGTTTATCCTACCATATCATCTGGTTCAAGTACAAAGATGATTATAGTTTCTACTCCTCACGGAATGAATATGTATTATAAGTTATGGACGGACGCTGAAAATAAACAAAATGATTATGTACCTATTGAAGTACATTGGAGTGAGGTACCAGGTAGAGACGAAAAATGGAAAGAACAAACAATAAGAAATACATCAGCTGAACAATTCCAATCGGAGTTTGAGTGTGAGTTTTTAGGTTCTGTAGATACTTTAATTTCACCTAGTATTATTAAGTCAACTCCATATATGACACCATTACAAAATCAATCAGGTTTACAAATGTTTGAAAAACCTATTAAAGGTCACCAATATGTTTGTACGGTTGATGTTGCTAGAGGTGTAGTAAAAGATTATTCAGCATTTTTAATAATAGATATTACAAAAGTCCCATATAAAGTAGTTGCACAATATAAAAACAATGAAATTAAACCATTTGTTTTTCCTAACATTATTGAACAAACTGCCAAGGCATATAATAAAGCACACTTACTTGTAGAGACTAACGACCTTGGTCAACAAATTTCGGAAACATTACATTATGAAATTGAATATGATAATATATTAATGACAACTCAAAGAGGAAGAGCAGGCCAAATATTAGGTATTGGATTTAGTCAAAGAGGTACATCATTAGGTGTCCGTATGACTAAACAAGTAAAGAAAATTGGTTGTTCTAATATCAAAGACATTATAGAAAGTCGCAAATTAATCATCAATTCTTTTAATATCATAGAAGAAATGTCCACTTTTGCTAGAAAGGGTAATTCCTGGATGGCTGAAGAAGGTTGTAATGATGACTTGATGACTTGTTTAATACTATTTGGTTGGTTATCTAATCAACAATTCTTTAAAGAAATGACGGACTTAAATGTCAGAGCTCAGCTATATGAAGAGCAGAAGAATTTAATTGAGCAAGATATGGCACCTTTTGGTTTTGTAGATGACGGAGTAAATGAGCCAGATCCTAAAAGTCAAGTAGATGAATATGGTACCGTTTGGCATCCAGTTGTTAGAAAAGGGTTGTAATTTAAGTATTTTATAAATATAAGCAATGAAAGAATTTGATTATGGGCGTATGAATAATACGATTTTTGAGAAAATGTTAACATTAAAATTAATTAATTAGGAGAACAAAAATGGCATTTCAAGTATCACCAGGTGTTCTCGTACAAGAAAGGGATTTAACAAGAATAATCCCAGCTGTTTCAACAGCTACAGGTGCTTTTGCAGGAGAATTTGCTCAAGGTCCTTTAGATGAAGTTGTATCAGTTTCAAGTGAAAATGAATTAGTTAGTTTGTTCGGTAAACCAAACACTTCAAATTTTGAAGATTGGTTTTCGGCTGCAAACTTCCTACAATATTCTAATGCTTTAAGAGTTGTACGAGCTCAAAACACTTCAATATCGAATGCTACTGCTTCAGGCAGTACGTTTGTTATTAAGAATACTACTGATTATTCCAACAATTACTCCACAGGACAAGGTTCTGTAGGCGAGTGGGCTGCTAGAACAGCAGGCGCTTGGGGTAATAGTTTATTGGTGTCTATATGTCCTTCAAGTACAGCATACGAACAAACAGCGGTAACAACAATCAATGACGCAGGTATGGCAGTTGGCGATACTACGGTAACGGTAACTAGCGGAACTAACATTAATGTTGGAGATATTATAAACTTTGCTGAAACTGGAGGGTATGAATACCGAGTAACCAGTAAAAGTACCAACGACATTACATTTGTCCGTAAAGAGACAGGAACAGGTGGTTTACACTCCGTTCCTACTAACGGTGGAAATGTACGAAGACGTTGGAGATATTATGATCAAGTGTCAGGCGCTCCAGGAACATCACCATATGCTTCAGCAAGAAGCGGTGTTAATGACGAAATGCATATAGTAGTCATTGACGAAGATGGAGATATTTCAGGTACTCCAGGGGAAGTTTTAGAAGTTTATGATTCAGTATCAAAAGCTTCAGACGCAAAAAATCCTCAAGGAGATACTAATTACTATCCAGATGTGATTTACAATAAATCAAGTCATATTTACTGGATGGACCACAACTCTTCAGGTACAAACTGGGGATCAGCGGTAGCTAGTTTAACTTTTACAGACGTAACAACACCAACATTAACATCATTATCAAATGGTGCTAATGGTTCGGCGGTTACGGTTGGTCAAAAGAAAACTGCTTATGAAAAATTCCAGGATGCAGACACAACTGACGTAGGACTTATAATTGCAGGTTCAGGCGACGCTACACATATAGATAATCTTATCACAATAGCTGAGAATAGAAAAGATTGTGTAGTATTTGCTTCACCTGAAAGATCAGACGTAGTAAACATAGCTTCAAGTGTGACTCAAACTTCAAACGTAAAAGGATTTTTTGACGGAATCTCATCATCATCTTACATAGTATTCGATTCAGGATACAAATATATGTACGATAGATATGCTGATGTCAATAGATTCGTACCTTTGAACGGAGATATTGCAGGTTTGGCAGCGAGAACTGATTTGATTGCAGATAGTTGGTATTCACCAGCTGGTCTGAATAGAGGTCAAATTAGAGGCGCTATTAAATTGGCATATAATCCAACTAAAACTGAAAGAGACGATTTGTACAGAGCAAGAGTAAATCCTGTTGCGACCTTCCCAGGTCAAGGCACGGTATTGTTCGGAGACAAAACTGGACTTTCAGCACCGAGTGCATTTGATAGAATAAATGTAAGACGTTTGTTTATTACTTTAGAAAAGGCGATTTCAACTGCTTCTAAATTCCAACTCTTTGAATTCAATGATGAATTTACAAGAGCTAACTTTAGAAATATAGTAGAACCGTTTTTAAGAGAAGTACAAGGCAGACGAGGTATCACAGACTTTTTAGTAGTGTGTGATGAAACTAACAACACAGGCGACGTTATAGATAGAAATGAATTCAAAGCAGAGATTTATGTTAAACCTGCTAGAAGCATTAACTTCATAACGTTATCATTCGTTGCGACAAGAACTGGCGTATCGTTTGAGGAAATCGCTGGGTAAGGATAGAAAAGGAGAATAACAATGGCAAACATTAATGACTTCAAAGCTAAACTTGCTGGCGGTGGCGCTAGACCGAATCAGTATAAGGTAGTAATGCCTTTTCCTGGTTTTGCACAAGTTGGTGGAGAAATAGAAGAACTGGCATTTTTATGTTCAGCTGCTCAAATACCTGCAATGACGGTATCAAAGGTAGCAGTACCTTTTAGAGGCAGAAACATATTTTTAGCTGGTGACAGAACGTTCGAAGATTGGACAATAACGGTACTAAATGATACCAATTTCAAATTGCGTAATGCGTTTGAAAGATGGAACAATGGTATGAACAATATGACTGATAACGAAGGATTAACAAATCCTGCTGATTATCAAGTTGACGCTTTTGTTGATCATTTAGATAGAAACGGTGCAACGATTAAATCTTATACTTTAAGAGGAGTGTTTCCTACGGTAATAGGGGTGACTGAATTATCATATGCTCAGGCAGATGAGATTGAGACATTCACGGTAACTCTAGGATACCAATTCTTTGAATCGAATACAACTACTTAATATCTTCTATAAATATTAGGAGAATTTAAAGGAGAACTAAATTATGGCTGAATTATTTGGGTTTAAGATAGAACGGTTAAAACCGACAGCAGATCCAAAACAAAGCTTCACGGTACCACAAGCGGATGATGGCACACAAGTTATCTCCGCTGGTGGTTATTTTGGCCAGTACCTTGATATGGAAGGTACTGCCAAAAGTGAGCAGGAACTAATACGAAGATATAGAGAAATTGCCCTACACCCCGAGTGTGATATGGCGATTGAGGATATCATCAATGAATCTATCGTAGCAAACGAGCTAAAAGATCCAGTAAGATTAAATCTGGATAATATCCCATTTGGAAGTGAAGTAAGACGTAAGATAGAGGATGAATTTAAAGAAATTCTCCGTCTTATGAATTTTCATACCAAAGGACACGATATATACAGACGTTGGTATGTTGATGGTAGAATATATTATCATAAAATAATTGATAGAGATTCACCTATCAAAGGTATAACAGAATTAAGATATATTGACCCACGAAAAATTAAAAAGATTCGTGAAGTCAGAAAGAAAAGACCAGACGGTCCAACACCATTTGGATTAAGTGTTATAGATGAGTTTGAAGAGTATTTTATATTCAATGAAAAAGGTGTTGTTAATCAAACTACAGGCGGTCTAAAAATAGCAACGGATGCTATTGCATTTTGTCCATCAGGACTTGTAGACCAAAATAAAAATATAGTCTTATCATATTTACATAAGGCAATTAAGCCTGTCAATCAGTTACGTATGATTGAGGACGCTGTTGTTATATACAGAATAGCAAGAGCACCTGAAAGAAGAATTTTTAAAATTGATGTTGGTAATTTACCGAAGGTAAAAGCAGAGCAATATCTCCGTGATGTTATGGCAAGATATAGAAATAAACTTGTCTATGACGCAAGTACAGGAGAGATTAGAGACGATAGAAATTATATGTCTATGCTTGAAGACTTTTGGTTACCAAGTAGAGAAGGTGGTAGAGGAACAAATATTGAAACTTTACCAGGTGGTCAAAATCTAGGAGAAATAGGAGATTTAGATTACTTCCAAAGAAAACTTTATAGAAGTTTAAATGTACCAGTAAGTAGATTAGAAGCTTCTAGTGGTTTTAATTTAGGACGAACTGCTGAAATATCAAGAGACGAAGTTAAATTTACTAAATTTGTTCAAAGATTAAGAAAGAAATTTACTGAATTATTTAACGATTTACTACATACACAATTGGTACTTAAAGCTGTATGCAATGAAGATGATTGGTTAATGATAGTACCACATCTTAATTATGATTTCTTACAAGACGGTTACTTTGCTGAGTTGAAACAATCAGAAATGATGAGAGAAAGACTTACTCTAGCAAATGAAATGAGAGATTATATAGGTAAATTCTATTCCGTTGAGTATTTAAGAAAGCACGTTCTTAAACAAAACGAAAGAGAAATGGAAGACATTGACCGTCAAATTAAGAAAGAGATTGATAAGGGAGTAATTTCAAGTCCTGAAGACCAGTCTCAAACACCAGACGCTTCATCAAGCTTTGGTGAAAGTAAAAATAAGAATAGGAGATAAATACTATTATGTCAGACAATGTAAAAAACTTTATTGATAAACTACAATCAGGCGATAACGCCGACGCTGGAGAAGCATTTAAAAATGCTTTGAGAGATAAAGTAGGAGATCAATTAGATACAGCAAGACAGAATCTAGCTGCTAATATGTTTACAGGAGAGGCTTTGCCAATAAGTGATGAGAAACCAGCTGTTGCAGATCCAGACCCTAATCCATATAAAGTAGTAGATACTACTGGCGCAGAAATGAATTTGGAAGCTCCAACTCCGCCTGCTCAAGAGGCACCAGCGGAACCAGTTGAAGCACCACAACCAGAAGCTGCAAATGAACCTGAAGGTCAGTAATATATTTGAAAGAAAGAATCTTTTTGATTCTAATGCTTATAGTAATCTTTCACCAAAATATAAAGCTGCCGTAAGGGATATATTTGAAGACTTTGAATATAGAGACGAATCAATTAGACTTGGTTCGGTTGTTAAAGACTTTGAGGAAGCAGTAAAGAAAGCTGCTAAGGCTTTTGATTGTGATGAATATGCTATATGGGAATATCTTGATGAAGAACTTGACGAAAATTTAAGTTTGTTTAACATTAAAGGTCGATTAGATAAAGTAATCGAAAAGAGAATAGGAAATTAGGAGAAAAAGATGGCACAAACATTTATAGTAAAAGGTGATGTAGTTGCAAATCCAAGTGCTAATACAATTGGGTCTGCTCAGTTTGTAAGAATAACAGCAACAGCCGACGTGACTGGTGCTGTGTTAGATACAGACGATACTCAACTAGGTCAATTTTATTTGGAAAATGGTGACACGGTAATTATTGAGAAGGCACCTTCCGATAAAATTACTTGTGGTACAAGCAATGCTAGCGCTGTAGGATCACCAAGAAGTTAAAAATTAATAAGAAGGCTTTATGAAACGATTGGATATATCAAGTGAATCGGCAGTAAGTATGCCAATGAAAAACCTGCTTGCCATAATTTCGGCTGTGGCTGTCGGAGTGTGGGCATATTTCGGGGTAATTGAGCGGTTAAATAAATTGGAAACTAATACAACATTACTTACAAAAGATTTAGAACAAGCAGAAGAAGCGCTTGGAGTAGATATAGAAAAGAACAACGAATTTAGAATCAAATGGCCAAGAGGGGATATGGGTTCCTTGCCAGCGGATTCTGAGCAATTTATGCTAATTGAGTTTTTGAGTGGCCAAGTGGAAGCAATTCAAAAAGATTTACAGAATATGATGAACAATGCAGTTAACATTGAAAGATTGCAAAAAGATATGGATAAGGCTTTAGCCGATATTGAGGAATTAAAGGACAAAATTAGAGAAGCCAAGAACGGATATAAAACAGGAGAATAAGATATGGACGCAACTACTTTAGTTACCATTATCACAATGTTTGTTGTGACCAATACTTCTAGCGAGTTTATCAAGTATGATGGATTAATGGATTGCTTGAAAGATAAACGAGCAATAGAGAAATTAAAAGACGGCCGTAGAGTTATTTGTGGTCCGTCTATGGCAGAAATAGACGCTGATGGTAACATTATTAGTATTAAAAATAAAATGCCTGACCAATCAGGTAGTTTAAAATTAGGTGGTACAGCGAAGTCGCTTACTGAAAAGAAAAAGAAAAAACAAACAGAAGTGTTAACACAGGATTAATTATATGAAAAAAATATTAATGAGTTTATTCGTTGCTTTATTTTTAGTAGGTTGTAATACAACAAAGAGTATTAAAATAGAACAAGAAGTCGGTCTCTTAAAAACCGTACAAGAAAGAGGTTATTTAATCTGTGGAGTTAATGCAGGTCTACCTGGATTTTCTGCTCAAGATGACGCAGGAAATTGGAGTGGTTTAGATGTTGACTTCTGTAAAGCAGTTGCAGCTGGTGTATTTGGAGACTCTAGTAAAGTTGAGTTTGTAGGTTTAAATGCAGCTCAAAGATTTCCAACATTAGCGTCAAAAGAAATTGATGTACTTGCAAGAAATACTACTTGGACAATTAGTCGTGATGTTAACTTGATGTTCGAATTTGCAGGTGTTAATTACTATGACGGTCAAGGATTTTTAATACCAACCGAATTGGATATTAAGAGTGCAAAAGAATTAGATGGTGCGTTTGTATGTATTACAAAAGAAACCACAAGTGAATTAAACTTAAATGATTACTTTGCAGAAAATAATATGCAATATAAACCAATTTATGTTGAAGGTAATAAAGACGCAAAAGCAAAACTATTTGCTGGCGATTGTGATGTGTTTACTACAGACGCTTCAGGTTTAGCTTCAGCAAGAGCTGGTGCCGAAGACCCTAGTAAATGGATGGTATTGCCAGAAATTATATCTAAAGAACCATTAGGTCCACTTGTAAGACAAGGTGACCAGGAGTGGGAAGATATAATAAGATGGACACATTTCATTATGATAAATGCTGAAGAGGCAGGTATCACAATGTACAATGTAGATAGTATGTTAGATAGTAAGAATAAAGAAGTTTTAAGAATTTTGGGTGAAGAAGGTTATATCGGTCCTATGTTAGGAGTTGGTATGAAATTCGGATACAATATTATTAAACAAGTTGGTAACTATGGAGAATCGTTTGAAAGAAATGTGGGACCACAAACACCACTTGCTTTAGAAAGAGGTTTAAATAATCTTTGGAAGAACGGTGGCGTAATGTATGTTCCGCCAATAAGATAGGACAAATATGTTTAAAGAACTTATAGAAAAAATCGGATTTAGAAACGGCGATACTAAATGGTTAGCTGGTATTTTATCAGGTATATTTTTAATTGCATTTGTATTTGGTATTTTATTATACTCACAAAGAGCAGAAGCTAATTGCAATGGTTGTGGAGAAGACAATCATACTAATAGTTGTAATCTAACCGAAGAAGAACAAGCAGCTCAGGAAGAGCATAAATCGGAAGTAGTTTTTGCCGTTTGTGTATTTGCTGATGGTACATTAATTGACCATAAAGGTGCAAATAGTATGAGCGATTGCTTAAAGACTAAAAGAGAGGTTGAGAAAAAGTGGAGAAATAAATCACAGGAAATGGATAGTGTGGAAATAAACGGTATCACTTATAAGATAGATGGTGAGAGTTTAGCTTTTATGTGTGATTTGGTGGATGCTCACGTACATCATTATAATGACGGCAGTTGGGAGATTGTTGAAATTTTAGGAAAGCATAAGAAGGAAGAATAATGGCAGACGCAGTAACCTCACAGGTAATTACAGATACATCTGGAGTAAAGTATGTAGCTAAGTTTACAAACTTTTCAGACGGTACAGGTGAAACTTTGGTATCTAAAGTTGACGCTTCAGGCACAACTTTTATGACCGAAGATGGTAATAGAACTATAGCAAGAGTTTACTATTCAATTAACACCGCTAATAATAAAAGTGGTGTAGAGATAGTTTGGGCAGGCGCTACAAACTCGACAGCATTGTTTTTAAGTGGAAATGGAGTTATGGATTTTAGGACTGACGGTAATTCAATCCCTAACAACGCTACAACACCTACGGGAGATGTGTTGTTTTCTACTAAAAACTTTGCAGTTGGTGACAATTACGCAATAATTGTTGAATTTAGATAATAAATCTTATAAATAGTAAAGAAGAGAGAGACAAATGAAACTTATATCAGAAGAGATAACTAACGCACAATGCTTAGTAGAACAAAAGAACGGTCAAAAAGAATATAAGATTAAAGGTATATTCTTACAATCAGATATTAAGAACCGTAATGGTAGAGTTTATCCAAAAGACATTTTGGAAAGAGAAGTTTCAAGATACAATAGAGAATTTATTAATAAGAATCGTGCATTTGGAGAGTTAGGACATCCTGACGGACCAGTTGTGAACCTCGAAAGAGTATCACATATGGTTAAAAAATTATATCCAGATGGTAAGAATTTTATTGGTGAAGCTAAAGTAATGAACACCCCATATGGTAAGATTGTTAAAGGTCTTATTGACGAAGGCGCTCAATTGGGCGTATCTTCAAGAGGTATGGGTACTTTAGAAAATAAAGGTGGCGCAAACTATGTGAAATCTGATTTTTATTTAGCAACCGCTGCTGACATTGTTGCCGATCCATCTGCTCCAGACGCTTTCGTAGAAGGTATTATGGAAGGAAAAGAGTGGGTATGGGACAATGGTGCATTACGTGAACAAAGCGTTGATGGATGGAAGAGAGTTTTAGAGAAAGAACATAGAACAAGACTTGCTGAAACTAAAGCAATGGCGTTCAAAAAGTTGCTTCAAAATCTATAATTTTATAAATATCTATTAACGAAAGTAAAATAAATTTATTTTAACAAACAAAGAGGGAGAATTCTCAATGGCCGATACAGACGATAAAAGAGTAGAAGTCAAGAAAGAGCAAGAAGGCGAGAAGAAAACCGACGTTGCTAAAAAAGTTGCAGAGCCTGTAAAAGCGCCTGCAGTTAAAGAAGCAAACGCCGTTAATCCTCAAGCTAGTGCTCCTAAAAAGAATGCTGTTCCATCTGAGCCAACTCATCTGAAAAATGACGCAGAAGATTTAGGCCCAGCGGTTGTAAAACCAGTTGGACAGGATAATCCTGACGCTACTAAAAAATCTAAGCAAGCACAAGATCAAACGAATGCTAAGGCTATTGCTGGCGACGCTAGTGGTAAATCCGATACAGACGGAAAAGTTACCAAAGTGAGCCATCCTGGTCAAAGCAAAACGGTTGAGAGTGCCGAAGTAGATGGCGATAAAGAAATTTCCGAAGGCGAAATGCCTGCTGGTCTAAAAAAATTCATTGATAAAAAAGATGGAGATAAAAAAGACGAGAAGGCTGAGACTAAAAAAGAGGACGCTACTGCAAAAGAAGTAGAAAAATCTAACCACGATAAACTTAAAGACGCTATGAAAAAAGAAGCGAAAGAACACGTGGACGCTTTGCTTTCAGGAGAGGATTCTTTATCCGAGGAATTTAAGGATAAAGCTGTTACCGTTTTCGAAGCTGCTTATACATCAAAAGTAAAAGCAATGGCAGAAGAAATGGAAGCAGAATATAAAGAAAAACTTGAGTCAGACACTAACGAAATCAAAAACGGTCTTGTTGAAAAAGTAGATTCATATCTTAACTATGTTGTTGAGGAATGGATGAAAGAAAACAAGATTGCTATTGAAAGAGGTATCAAGGGCGAAATCGCTGAGGACTTTATTAATGGTCTCAAAAAATTATTTGAAGAACATTACATAGATGTGCCAGACGAAAAATATGATGTACTTGAAGACCAAAGCAATAAGATTGAAGAGTTAGAGAAAAAACTCAATGAAGAAATTGACAAGAATGTTGAACTTAATAAAGAAAGTGGTGGTTTAATGGCAGATAAAATTCGTAAAGAAGAGTCTGCTGATTTAGCTGACACAGCCAAAGAAAAGTTTAACAAACTTTCAGAAGAAATTGAATACACAAATGCTGAAGACTTTAGAAAGAAAGTTAAGACGGTAAAAGAGTCTTACTTCGGACAAAAGAAAGAAGCAGGTGAACTAGATAATGTAGCGGCAACTGACGGTGAGGTTAACCCCGATCTGTCTAATGCAATGGCTGCTTATACGGCCGCTATTAGTAAAACAAAAGACATCAAAATTGGTGTTAAATAATATAATAAAGAGGGAGAGATAAAAATGTTTTTATCAGAAACTTACGAAAAAAAATGGCAGCCTGTTTTGGAGCATCCAGATCTTCCAAAGATTGAAGATACTTACAAACGTGCCGTTACCGCAACTATCCTAGAAAACCAGGAAAGAGCTGCAAAGGAAGACAACGCCTTTTTATCAGAAGCTGCACCTACTAACGCTACTGGCGCTAGTATTGCAAATTGGGACCCAATTCTAATCTCATTGGTTAGAAGAGCTATGCCTAATTTAATTGCTTATGATATTGCTGGTGTTCAACCTATGACAGGTCCAACTGGCTTGATATTTGCAATGAGAAGCAGATACGCTACACAAGCAGGAACAGAAGCTTTATTTGATGAAGCTGATACTGATTTCTCTGGTAGAAATGCTGCTGGTTCATCTGTTGATGGTTATTCATCTACAGCACACGCTGGAACAAATCCAAGCGTTCTTAATGATAGCTCACCAGGAACATATACTGCTGGTACTGCAATGACTACAGCTGCTGCTGAAGCATTGGGAGACGCAAGTGGTAATGCTTTTGCTGAAATGGCTTTCTCAATAGAGAAATCTACGGTGACTGCCAAGTCAAGAGCTCTTAAAGCGGAATATACTATGGAACTTGCTCAAGATTTAAAAGCAATCCACGGTTTAGACGCTGAAACAGAACTAGCTAACATCTTATCAAGTGAAATACTTGCTGAGATCAATAGAGAAGTAGTTAGAACTATTTACATTAACTCCGAAAAAGGAGCAGGTGTTAATACTACAACTGCAGGTATCTTTGATTTAGATACTGACTCTAACGGTAGATGGTCTGTTGAAAGATTCAAAGGTTTAATGTTCCAAGTTGAACGTGAAGCTAATGTAATCGCTCAAAGAACAAGAAGAGGAAGAGGTAATATAATTATCTGTTCATCTGACGTTGCTTCGGCACTTCAAATGGCAGGTGTGTTAGATTACGCTCCAGCACTTAACAACAATCTATCTGTTGATGACACAGGCAATACTTTTGCAGGTGTTCTTAATGGTAAATATAAAGTGTACATTGATCCATATTCAGCGAACAATGCTGCTAAGCAGTATTTCGTTGTAGGATACAAAGGTACATCACCATATGACGCTGGTATATTCTACTGCCCATATGTACCATTACAAATGGTTAGAGCTGTTGGTCAAGACACTTTCCAACCGAAAATCGGCTTTAAAACTAGATACGGCTTACAAGCAAATCCTTTTGCTGAAGCAGGTACTGGTGACGCAGCTGTAATTAACGGTTCAGGTTCGGCTAACGCAAACAGATACTACAGAAAAGTACAAGTTGCTAATCTTATGTAATCTGTTATACAGGCTTATATAATAAAATTAAAAAGGGGGCTTTCGGGTCCCCTTTTTTTTAGCCTTTTTTGCTTATAAATATCCATATGACCACAATAAACACATTATCAAGACAACCTACAAAATTGGACTATGCAAGTCCAACGCAATTCAAGTTTAGTATAATCAAATTACCTAAAGTTGAATATTTTTGTACAGCAGCTACAATACCTGGTATCGAATTAGGTGAAACATCACAACCAACACCTTTAAAAAATATACCAGTACCAGGTGATAAGCTAACATACTCAAACCTTACAATGACATTTTTGTGTGATGAATACCTTGAAAACTTTAGAGAGTTGCACGGTTGGATGGTAGGTTTAGGATTTCCTCAAGACCATAATCAATTTGGTACATTATTAAGAGGTGGACAAGATAGATTTCCTACATCAAAGACAAGAGATTATGTTGGAGACGCTGGTAAGGTTACTGCTCCACCACCAAATGTTGGTGCTATATATTCGGATGCTACTTTATCAGTATTATCTGCTAAAAATAACTCTATAGTAGAGGTTAGATTTAGTGATATATTTCCTATTTCATTAAGCTCTTTGAGTTATAACCAACAGGCAGCGGATGTAGATTATCTTACTTGCGACGTTGTGTTTGGATATAAACTATACGAATTTGCTGAAACTGGCGCTTCAAAGACTACTACAACTACCTCGTAAAAAGCTTTACATTTAAAGCATTTTATGTTATTATGGAGATATTATGACACTAGAAGAATTACAAGAATTGGCTGATAAGGATTTAAAAATCAATGATACTGAATTGGATTTAGAATCACTTAAAACACCACAATTACACAACAAATATTTAAAAGAACTAACTAAATTTAAATTACTATTAACGAAAGCTGATAGTGATTATAGAGTATTGAAACGTATTAAATGGGAGTATTATACTGGTAAAGCAGACCCAAAGGTTTACGCTGAACAGCCATTTGATTTAAAAATTTTAAAAACTGATATAGACAAATATCTTGAAGCTGATGATGACTTAATAAGAGCAATTTCTAAAGTCAAATACCTTGAAGCAGTAGTAGAATTTTTGGATAGAACCTTGAGGCAAATTACCAACAGAACGTTCACAATTAAGAACGCAATTGATTGGCGTAAATTTACTTCTGGTGCTGTCTAATGACCCCTGTCCGATACCTTATCATTAATAAAAAGAACGAAGTTTATCTTACAATAGAAGCTGAAGCTGATATTAGAAGAGAGCTTGGAGAATTTTTTACGTTTGAGGTACCAGGATTTAAGTTTATGCCACAATTCCGTAACCGAGTATGGGACGGAAAAATCAGATTATTTTCATATGCAAATGGTCAAATATATGCTGGTCTCTACCCTTATATATTACAATGGTGTAAAGATAATAAAGTGGAAGTGGTGGATGCCACAAAGATTAAAGATACAGAATTAGATTTAAAAAAGATTGATGGTTTTATAGACGCATTAAACATACCTTTAGAAATAAGAGACTATCAAAAAGAAGCCTTTGTCTGGTCATTAAAGAAAAGTCGGTGCCTATTATTATCTCCAACAGCAAGTGGTAAATCAATCATTACATATCTATTGGTGAGATTTAATCTATTGAGAATAAGAGAAAAGGTTAACAATAAAGTATTAATTATAGTACCAACCACATCACTAGTAGAACAATTATTTAAAGACTTTAAAGATTATGGTTGGAATCCATTAGCTAATGTACATAGAATTTATGGTGGTATGGGTAAAGATACAGATAAAAGAGTTGTTATATCTACTTGGCAGTCTGTTTATAATATGCCAAAAAAATGGTTTAAACAATTTGGTATGGTTGTTGGTGACGAAGCACACTTATTTAAAGCAGTATCATTAACAAAGATACTAACTAAGCTAGAAGATTGTAAATATAGAATTGGTATGACAGGTACTTTAGATGGTACAAAGACGCATAAATTAGTATTAGAAGGTCTTTTTGGTGCCGTTGAAAAGGTTACCACTACAACTAAACTACAAGAGGATAAACATTTAGCAGACTTAAAAATATTTTGTTTAGTCTTACAACACCCACCTAATGCTAGACATTTCTTGAAGGATAAATCCTATCAGGAAGAAATGGATTATTTGGTTTCAAATGAACCACGTAATAAATTTGTCCGAAATTTAGCAACACAATTAAATGGAAACACTCTTTGCTTGTTTCAGTATGTTGAGAAACACGGTGCCATACTTAAGCAAATGATAGAAGAGAAAGCCGAAGGAAAGAAAATTTTTTATGTCTATGGAGGAGTTGAAGCTGATGAGAGGGAACGTATTAGGTCTATTACAGAAAAGTCTGATAACGCCATTATTATCGCTTCTTATGGGACGTTCTCTACTGGTATTAATATCCGTAATTTACACAATATTATTTTTAGTAGCCCTAGTAAATCTCGTATAAGAAATCTACAAAGTATAGGTAGAGGATTACGGTTGAAGGACAACCGATCCACCGCTACGTTATATGATATAGCAGATGATTTAACATATAACGAAAAGGAGAATTATACGTTACAACATTTTCGTGAAAGGATAAATATATACAATGGTGAAGAGTTTAATTATGAAATACATAAGGTAGAATTAAATGGAACAGGAACAAAAACCACAACCTCAAACTAAAGTCAAAATTGAGGTACAAACTAAAATAATCAAACTAATTAATGGTGATGATATTGTGTGTGATTTGCCTATAGGTAAAAACCAATTGCCTGAAGCTAATAGTTTATTAAGAATAGTTAAACCATTACAGATAAGATATGTTCCCCAATTAACGCCTATGGGGGTTAAAGATTATATAGCCTTAATTAAATGGACAGGTTATTCTAACGACCACGTGGTTACAATTCCAAAAGATAAGATAATGACTATAACAAACGCCACGCCTGATATGTTAAGCTCATATAAAAAATTGGTTGTTGATTATAATAAATTAGACATTCCATCAAAAAAGAAAGATGAACGAAGAAGACTGACAGACGAAGAATCTGCCAGATTAAATGAGATATTTGAAGAAGAATTTGATATGCCTATCGCCCCAGGTAAAAGGACTCTCCATTAGGTTTCTCTAAAGGGGGAACACCCCTATTATATACGAGGAGATTTATTTGTCAAGTCTCCAAGCATTGACTTTTAAGACAAAATAGAGTATTATATTATTATGACTAAATCAAACAAAAAACCCGAACATTACGTTAATAACAAAGAATTTTTATTGGCAATGATCGAGTATAAAAAATCTTGTAGATCAGCAAAAAGAAAGAAATTGGAGAAACCACCAGTAACCGATTATATTGGTGAGTGTTTTCTAAAGATTGCAAACCACTTATCTTATAGACCTAACTTTATTAATTATACATTTAGAGACGATATGATAAGTGATGGTATAGAGAATTGTTTACAATATTTGGACAATTTTAATTCAGAAAAATCAAATAATCCATTTGCTTATTTTACACAAATTATATATTATGCTTTTGTGAGACGAATTCAAAAAGAAAAAAAACAAACAACAATTAAACATAAATTAATATCATCAGCTAATTATGATGATATGACATTACAACCAGGTGATGATAGAGAATTTAAGAATCAATTTACTGAATTTTTACAAAAGAATATAGTAGTAGATGAACCAGAAAAGAAAGATAGAACAAAACCGAAACCGAAAAAACGAAGACAACGAACTGGTAAACTAGACTACTTTATGGGATTAAAGAATGGTTGATGTTACCAAAGAACAAATGCAAGGTAAAGAACCTTGGCATAGAGACGAAAGATTAGACAAACATATAGAAATAAAAACAGGTGAGGTGGTTATTATAGATGACTTTCTTGAACCACACCATCATAAGGAAATGCAAGAAGTTATTGGGTCAAAAATATTTCCTTGGTATTTTAATCCTGTGGTTACAGCAGATCAAAAACCATCAGACCCACCTTTTATGTTATTGGGTAATCTTTTATATAATCAATCTTCAATGCATATAGACCAAACATTTTTTAAAGTATGTTATCCATTGTTAGATAAGATACAACCAAGAGCATTAATTAGAGTTAAGGTAAATATGTTTATTAATGTAGGGTCTCAACCAGGAAGAGGTGTAGAAGAACACGCTATACATAATGATTATCCTTGGCCACATAGAGGTTGTTTATATCACTTAAACTCCAATGATGGTTATACAAAATTAGGAACACAAAAAATTGAAAGTGTTGCAAACAGAGCTGTAATGTTTGATCCTGGATTAAAACATTGTAGTACAAGTTGTTCAGACAAACAACAAAGATTAAACATACAAATAAATTATTTTTAATATGTGGTGGATTTGGATTAAAGAATTGTTTATGGATAGCCTGCCTTGGTTAATAGCCTTACTATGCATAATGATAGTATTAATGATATGGATATAAAATTTTATAAAAAAGAGTTTTCTTATTTTGTTATAGACAACTACTTTACACCACCAGAATTAAGTCATATCTGGCCTGACATAAGAAGATTAGGAAGAAACTTATTAAGTCCAGAAGAAACATCAAGAGCAATTGATGATACTGGAGTTGTAGGTAAAAATACAGGTCGTTTTATAACAGACGAACCAATTGATTATCATTGGTGTTCTAAAAAATTATTTAGAGTAGCAGACCCAAAAGAACTTTATCTAACAAAAGATATACATTTTAGATATATGAGAAATTTAAATTTTAGTACCGTACTATTAAACTACTATGAAGATGGAGATTTTTATAAAGGACATTGGGACTTTTCTGTTTATACGAAGATAGTATTTTTATATAAAGAACCAAAAAAATTTACAGGTGGAGATTTACATTTAGAAGATATAGGAGATACGATTGAGTGTAAAAATAATCGTGTTGTATTCTTTCCATCCTTTGCAACTCATAGTGTTGATACGGTACATATGAAAGAAGAGGATAAAGGTCAACAATTAGGAAGATTTTCCATAACACATTTTTATTATGTGCCTTTAGATGGTGGTAAGATGTCAATTATAAATGTACCAGAGGTACCTAAATGAGAATAGCACTACTTAATGACACTCACTTTGGGTGTAGGAATGATAATCCAGCATTTGTTAAATATCAAAACAAATTTTATGATGAAGTATTTTTTCCATATTTAATAGAACACAACATTAAAACACTTATACATTTAGGTGATGTGGTAGATAGAAGAAAGTTTATTAATCATAATACAGCACACAATTTTAAAAAAGTATTTTGGAACAAACTAGAAGAACTAGGTATTGATACACATATTATTATTGGTAATCACGACACATATTATAAGAATACCAATGAAGTAAATGCTATGAACAATTTAAGTATTAACAAAAACGCAAAAATTTATACTAGGACTCAACAAGTTAATTTTGATGGTCTTGATATATTATTTGTACCTTGGATTTGTGATGACAATGAGGAAGATTCTTATTACCAGATAGATAATTCTACTGCTGAGATTCTTATGGGCCATATAGAAGTTAAAGGTTTTGAAATGCATAGAGGACACGTTAATGAACAAGGTTTTGAAAAAGAAATATTTAAAAGATTTGAAAAGGTTATATCAGGACACTTTCATAAAAAATCAAGTGATGGTCATATCTATTATCTAGGTACTCAATATGAAATAATGTGGTCAGATTACCATTGTCCTAAAGGGTTTCATATTTTTGATACATCAACAAGAGAACTAGAACGAGTAGCAAATCCATTTAGAATTTTTAGAAAGATTAATTATGATGATACAAAAGAAAATTATAATGAAAAAGATTTAACAAGTTATACAGATTGTTTTGTTAAAGTGTTTGTAACCAACCGTACAGACCAAGATATGTTTGATAGAATGATTGATAGATTACAAAATGAAATAAATGTACACGAAGTTAATATTATTGAAGATGGTGGTACAGATATTACAGAAACGGTTAAAGAAAATATATTAGATCAAGGTGAGGATACTATGACATTTTTACAAAACTACATTGACCAAATTAATACAGATTTAGATAAACCAAAACTGAAAAAATTTGTTAGTGAAATTTATAATGAGGCGAGTGAAACATAATGGCAGAATTAAATCCAGGCTCAGCAATTACAGGTAAAGAGGAAGAACAAAAAGAAGGTCAAATCATACATAGATATTTTCCTTTTGGTCCTATATTAGCAAAGACAATGGTAGACCATAAACTTTGTGATGAACTATTAAGAAGAGCTAAAAAAACACATATAGATAATAGCGAAAACTTGGCAGGTCATATAAAGGTAGAAAATTCATTTGAAAAACCAGATATAGATTGGTTTATAAAAAACTTTAAACCATATTTTAATCCTTATTTTGAAACATTTGAAAGAATGGTGGAACCAGATGGTAACCACGGTTATAAAAAAATAACAGGCATTAATATAATGAGTTTATGGGTAAACTTTATGAAAGCAGGTGAGTTTAATCCACCACATACACACGGTGCTGATTTTTCATTTGTATTATATTTGGATATACCAGAAGATATGTTAGATGAAGAGAAAAAATATAAAGGAGTTGGTACAGGTCCAGGTGCTATTGCATTTTATTATGGAGAGTGGCAGAAATTAGTTAGAACTGAACATCATTTTATGCCAGAAAAAGGTATGATGTTTATTTTTCCTGGAAAATTAAGACACTCGGTACCACCATTTAAAAGTCCAGGTACAAGGGTGTCCGTATCAGGCAATATAGAATTATTAGGTGAAGTTAGTTTTAAAGGATGGTAAGTGATAACATTTAAGAAGATAAGATGGAAGAATTTTTTATCTACAGGTAATACTCCAATAGAAATAGATTTAAGAAAATCTAATACTACATTAATTATAGGTGCCAATGGTAGTGGTAAGTCTACCTTATTGGATGCTTTATGTTATGGATTGTTTAATAGACCTTTCAGAATGATAAAGAAAGAACAAATGGTAAACACCATCAACAATGGTGATTCTGAAATAGAAATAGAGTTTGATGTTGGTACAAAGAGCTATAAGATTATAAGAGGAATTAAACCAAACAAATTTGAAATTTACCAAAATGGTGAATTACTTAATCAACACGCTTCAACCATAGATTATCAAAAATACCTAGAAAAGAATATAATGAAATGTAATTACAGGTCATTTATACAGGTGGTTATTTTAGGCTCTTCTTCTTATGAGCCATTTATGAAGATGAAACCAAGATACAGAAGAGAAGTAGTGGAAGAAATTTTAGATATAAGAGTTTTTGGGCTGATGGACTTAATTTTAAGGTCGCAACAAAGTGATTTACAAAAAAAAGTTACCGAGGTGCGCCACCAATGCGAAATGATAAAGGCTAAGTACGAAACAGAAGCAAAACATCTAAAGTCTCTCCAACAGCGTAATATTGGTGACCAGACACGTAAACAAGAAATGATAGAAAAAAACAACGCAGCTAGTGTAAATTACCATAAGAAAATCAAAGAACACAATGAAGAGATAATTAAAGCACAGGATTGTATAAAAGATAGAGACAAGGTTGATTCAAAGGTAAATAAATTGGCAAAACTAGAAGCGAAGATAGAGACAAACTTATTAAACAATAAAAGAACATTGGAATTTCTCCAAGAAAATGAAACTTGTCCTACTTGTACACAGGATATTGATAAAGAATTTAAGACGGAGAAGATGGCACAAATCGGGCACAAAATTAACACATTGGATACTGGACTGAAAGATTTATTAAGTGAGATAGTTAAAACAGAAACGCAAGTCAATGAATATAATGCTGTATCACAAAAGATTAGAGATTTAAATATTGAAATATCCAAGATAGAAACATCACTAGAAGGTATTAAACAACATAGTGACCAGATACACGAAGAGATTACAGACCTAGAACAATATAAAAATGATAGTCAATCAATTGAATCAGACCTTGAAGAAATGAGAAAAGAAATAAAGATAGCTGAAACAAATTTAGAACAAGTTGTTGAAGAAAAGAAATATGTAGATATTATAAGAGAAATATTAAATGATAAAGGTGCTAAATCAAAGATTATTAAAAAGTATATACCTATTATGAATACTTTAATTAACCAGTATTTACAATCAATGGATTTTTTCGTATCATTCCATTTAGATGAAGAGTTTAAAGAAACGGTTAAAAGCAGACATAGAGATACTTTTGATTATAATAACTTTAGTGAAGGAGAAAAGATGAGAATAGACCTTGCATTGTTATTTACTTGGAGAGCAATTGCAAAAATGAAAAATAGTACCAACACCAATCTACTAGTATTAGATGAGATATTTGATTCAAGTTTAGATGGTCAAGGTACAGATGATTTCTTTAAGATATTAAAAGATTTAACAAAAGAAAATATCTTTATTATATCCCATAAAGGAGATATATTGTTTGATAGGTTTACAAA